TTAATATCTGCCTTGGCAGTGCTTGCGGTCTCCAAAATTGCCAAACTCAAGCCGCGCCAGCCGCTTATCAATCGCTATCTTCCCGTTCAGGTCTTTCAATGAGGCGTGCCAGTCAAGGAACACGTCTCGCCCTGTATCGGTTAGGTAGTGGATTAGTGTAAGCATGCAGCAATAGTATCCTGTAGGCTACTTTAGGGCAAATCCCTTGTGACCGTGAAATTATGTTTTTGCTGGCTGGCTACCCCATCTCTAACGCTCCATAGTTCAATGCGCAGCGATTGGTTCAGGCGCGGATTGCCCTCGGTATCTTTGAGGTTGGAGGCATTTTTTTCGTCGGCTTCCGGCCATGTGTAAGCGGTGCTGGTTAGGCCATTGACGGATAAGCGCAAGACATTAGTTTCGCCGTAGACGCGCAGGCTGTAGGTGACGTTCGCTTCTGTGGTAATGCTGCCGGTTTGCGTATCGTGCAGTTGGTCGGCTTGCAGCAGGCGGTTGCGGTGCGCCCAACTTAGCGAGAGTGCGCCATCGATGGATGACGGGTAGGCTTGCCCGTTAATCCTGAACCGCCCTGGTGGGTAGGGTTTGTTTTGTCTTGCGCCCAGTTTGAGGCTGTCGATAGGCGCTAAGTTTTCGTCCAGCGTGTCATCGAGCGTGCGGGTTAAGAGTTTGGTTTGCACGGTTTCGTTAATCAGATATTGCCTGTCATCATGGCAGGCCGCCTCTTGATAAAACCAGAGTACCGCGCCGCTGGTGTGGCTGGCGGGGACGCTATCGGCGCAGCCCCTTTGCAGGGTCACCGTGGCGGCGGTCAAATCCAGCGCTTGTACGCGCAGCACTTCATTATCGATTAGCGCGGCGCTGCCGAGGGCGACTTGTTCCAGCCCTTGCGCAGCCGAAAGCGTGACCGTCACCGGCGCAGCGGACAGCGGCAGGCTTTGGGCAATTTGCGCATGGGGGCAAAAGTCGCCGGTCGCCGCTTCCTCAAAACTGCCGGAGCCTGTGCGCGTTAATAAGGTGTAGTTACGCGGATTGCCGTTTGGCCTTGCCGCCAGCACGGCGAGCATCGCCTGTTCATCGGTCACGGCGGATAAATCGCCTGCGGTTAGCTCGCAAGCGAGGTCAAACCAGCACGGCTCAATGAGTTTTCTTAGCGTGACCGGCTGCGGCGTGGTGGATGGCGGCGCAATCGGCGTTTGGCTGTCGCTTGTGCCTTCATCCGGCAAGATAAAGACATCTTCCACGCAATTAACGACTATCTCGGACTGGGTTAATTGACCGTAATCAATCTGGCCTACACGAAAGACCGTATCCACAATACCGCGTGCCGGTGCATTGAGGCGAAAGACCGCGCCCGGCTCAAGACCGCTGGCTCGCCTGTCCAGGCGGATTTTGAGCTTTTGCAGGTTGGCGGTGGATAAAAAGCAGTCTCTGGCCGCCACACGCGCAGCCAGCCCCGCAGTGGGCAGGCCGGGGTAGTCGCTGGTGGTGGTAATCACCCCGCCCGCTTGTTGTATCGCGCCCAAGTTTTTCGCGCGGGACTGGCGGGTATTGCCGTCTCTGGGGTCTGTCCATTTGACGATAAATTGATTGGCCGCGCTGTCGGCAGCGGCGGTTTGTTGTTCGTCAATGGCGAGCAGCCCCGTGCCCTGTTCAAATAACGGTAAATCGTCTTTTTGATAATCGTCACGGATTAAGCGCAGCGTCCATAAACCGGTGGTGCGCGATAAATAATGCACCGCGCCGATATGGCCTAAGACTAACTCCTCAAAACGGGATATATCATCGGTGCGCCGCCACTTTAAACATAATCCAAAGCCCTCTTTGTGGAGTTGGTCGGCGCAGTGTTGATAGCTCGCCAAGTCCAATAATGAACGATGTTTGCCACGCCCCCAATCGCGGTTAGTCTGGCATTCCAAAAGAATATGCGCGGGGTTCATGGCTTTAATCGCGCCGTTTTCCAAGCTGATTAACGCCTTGGCCGGATACCAGGCATCGTTATTGTCCCAGCCCTTTAAATAGCGCCTTAAGCGCACCGCCCAAGGCTTGGGGTACGGGTTCATCGCGGTAACAAGGCCGTCGTAATAGGCGGTGCAAACGCCCCTGAATGCAGGGACTAAGCCGCCTAACAGGTTTTTTAATCCGGCGGGCGCGATTTGGTCGGGTTCGCCGTTTAAAAAGTGAAAGTTTCCGGCAATACCGCCTTCGCGTTTCTCGCCGCCGAATAGATTTTCCGCATTGATATAAAAGGATTTGCTCTCGGTCACCGGACTTTCTTGATAACCGCCAACCGTTATTTTGGGCTTGCTGCCTATCGCCTGCCAGCCACTAAACAGCCCGCCCGCTCGGTTCGGCCCGAACGCCTCTTTACCGCCGACGTTAATCTGCACCAGTTCGTCCACCGGACCACGGCAAAAGCCCAGATGCAGGCTTAAGTAATAACGATAACCGACGGTGACTTTTTTGCGGCTGCCCATTCGTTCACCTCGCCTGTTTTTGCGCTTCGTAGTGCTGCGCTAATTCGACCATGTTTAATGCCAGCGCATCGCCGGTGTTAATCAGTTGTTCGGCGCTGATGCCGTGCTGAATAAAGGCTTTAAAATCCAATCCGTGCAGCTTGGCAAATTCCCGCGCACCGGCGACGCAATAACCGTCCACATTGCGCAAATGTTCGGTGGTAATGATTAAATTCTTTATCTTTTCCATCATTTGCCGCCCTTGGTTTTAATCGCGCTGGTACGTTGATTGCCGTAAGCTAAAACAATCCAATCCGGCAGCCAGACATCGCCGAAAATCACATATTGTTCTTTGCCGTCCTCGGTTTGCGGGAAGTCGTTGTCGCCCAACAGGGCGGGTGGTAAGGGTTTGGGGGATTTTGGCGCGGTAAAGTAAGCCAGTGCGGCAAAGGCAATAAAGATAATCGCGTAAATGGCATAGACCATCGCATGACCTCCTAAAACACCGGCTCGCCGTCAAAAGGCGATTTACCGGGCATATGCGGACACGCGCCGCAGTTATCGACGTTATTAAACTTGTCATGGCAGGTTTTGATTAACCCGTTGCAACCGGCCAGCGCCAAACAAGGCTGCCCAAAGGTTAAGGGGGCGGGGTTAATCAGTGTTAATTGATTGCCGGTATGCTGCGCAATACCACGGGTAAAGACCAAACCCTCTGCCGTTTGCCAGCGGATATAGCCGCCTTTAAACCAGCCATCGGCGTAAGTGCTTAAGCCGCTTTGTGCGATAAGTTCGCGGCCATTCACCGATTGCACAGTAAACGGCGCTTGATAATCTTCTGGCCGCACTTTGCAATTTTTGTCATAGAGCGTGTGCGGGCATTCTCTACTCCAACTTAAACTTAAGCCGGTCATCGGCCTTGTGCCTAACGGGCGGCAAAACATCTCAAGGCTGGCGGCGTTTTTCTGGTTAATCTCCATTAACTCGCCATGCCAGATTATCCGTGCTTCGTCATCCTTGGCATGCTTATCCCAAAGGGTGACGGTAATTGTCGGGCGACCGGCTAAAAATAATCTGGCCGGTTCAAAATCAAAGGGCACGCTGATTTTTAATTTATCGGCGCTGGCCTCGCCTTTTTGGCGGATGCCGTCGTCTTTAATCTGCGCCGGTTGATAGGTTAAATGGTTATGGATAATCTCGCGCTCAAACGCCGTATAGCCCAAAATCAAAGGACCAATCACAAAGCGGTACAGTCGCTGCGGTTTGCCGTTAAACAGCGACCATTCGAGGACATTAAACGCCATCACGCACCTCTTTAAAGACCGTTTTGCACTGCATCACGGCATCGGTTAAATGATTAAGGCGGATAAAATCGCTGTCTTGTCTTACGAGGTTTAACCAGCTGATGCGTTTGACCTGTGAAGGACTAAACCAGCAAGGCCGATAACCCCAATCGTTCGGTGGTGTCGTTAATCAGGGTTGCGCTTTGAATATCGCGGTAAAGTACCGTGCCGTCTTCCAATTCAACGCGGATACTGCGCGGTTTAAAAAAGCGGCTGTAATCAATGGCGGCAATATCCAGTTGAAAGGCACTGGCACCGACCGGTTCGACTAGCGTCATATCATCGGCAAAGGTGGGCAGCCAGAGCGGTTTTTGCTTGCCGTTTAACGCATAAACAATCGATAAAAGCGCGCGGCGTTCTTCGCGGCTGGCGGCTAAAAAGCCGTGCGAGACGCTAAAGAATGACCGCCCGCCGTGGTCAATTAACAGTGGGTGCGCGGTTTGGTTATCGAGTAATTTGGTAATGCGCTCGAAAGCCAAGGTTAAATCTTCGCTTTCTTCGGGGGCGATTTCCAAAACCGGCAGATTGCGGTAAGTGGGCAGGTTTTGCGTTAACTCAAAAGCCGCCGCTTCGTTTTGTAAAAAGTCCGCCTCCACCTGCCACAGGGTATCGGTTTTGCGTTTAATGGCCGGTCGTTTACTTAAAAACGCGCGGCGCAGTGGTAATAGTGGCGTGCCAGCAGGCCAGTGATTGACGGTTTCGCGTTTTAATAATAAGCCGCTGCTTTTAACTTGCTTAATCTCGACCACTTCAAAAAGTGTGGACGATTGCCGCAATAAAGCGAGGGTTTCAAAGCCGTGGGGACTGCACGGGATTAAGTCACTGCCCGCCGCTAAATCCGCGTCTAAATATAAAGCATCTGTCCAAGCTGGCAGCCCCCAAGTGCGAGCGCCCCATTCGCTCAATACCACTTCAAAGCGGCGGCGCTCGTCGCCTTCGATTAAAAAATCCGCGCTCACCGAGCGGCGCGGGGTTTCGCGCAAGGCGCGGCGCTGTTCATGGCCTTGCTCGCTGGAGAGTATCTCGGTGTGCCATTCCAGACTTTCGGTAATACCGCGCTGCCAATTGGGCGCAAATGCAAAGGCAATAATGCGCTGGCCGGTTAGGGTTAATGCTAATGGCGTTTCGCCGGTGACTTGAAAATGAAACGCGCCGTCAATCACCGGCGGGCCACTGATACCGGCCTGCAATTGCCAAATCACCTCGCCCAAAGCGGCAATGGGATAAGGCGCGGTTTGCCCGCTTAAAGTAATCCCTTCTACATTAACGCCTTGGATACTCGCCAAGGTGCGCGGAGTAAAATAAGCATTCCATAATGAAACGGGGAATTGCTGCGCCGATACCAAGTTGCCTAATTCTAGCTTTAGCGGACTAAGCCACAAGCGGTTATAAAAGTTAAGCGCCAAGCTTCCGGTTAATAGCCCTTTGTGTTGTTGCACAATATGGCTTACCGGTGCGCCGGTGGTTTTAACGCTGCCAGCACTTGCACTACTGGATTTAAAGCCTAATGTACGGTCGGCCAAATCGCGGACAGTCTCTAAATTAACGCTTTGATTGCCCTTAAATGCCAGTAATGGCCTGGACAGATGCAATCCGGCAAAGACGGCCATTTATGCAACCACTTTATAGGCGTAACCGACCATGCCTGAACCTTGGTTATCGTTTGCCGTGCGCTCAACCGGCGGAAAGACGCGCCATGTTTCACTGCCGACAATAACCGTATCGCCCGGACTTAAATAATCCATCCGGCAGACGCGAAAATCCGGCACTTCGCCAATCATCCGCGTTCTATTTTCTGCGCCGACCGTGTAAATGGTGCAGGGGATTAGCAACGTGCCGCCGGTTAAACGGTTGGCGGAGGTTTCGACTAATAAGGCGCTGGGGTGGGATGAGGACAAATAGCCGTTCCCCAAACCGATGGCGGTGTGGTTTACGTAATATCTATCAAAAGGCAGCCAATACGGCGAAGGTTCGCCATCTTGCGCATCCACACGGATAAGAGAGGGGTATTCTTGATACCCATTAATCGCGCCGTCAAAGGAATAGTAACGTCTATTACTTGCTTGATAATAACCACACACATACTGCCCGCCCTCATAAACCGCACCGCGCTTATCCAGCGTGCCGATAAATAACGGTCTGAATTGGCCGCTGGCTATTTCTGTAACGAGATGCAGGTAGTCTTCCGTGGCGAACAGATGGTAGGCGACAAAAGGCGAGCTGGCGAGATTGCACCGCGTGCCTTTGTGGTTTTGGTATTGTTTGTTATCGCCTGAAGAGCCGGGCTGTTTATCGTATGCCTTGGAACTGTTAAAACCCGTATTACCGAATAAATTAAGGTAGTTATTAAAGGCTTTAATCGACCAAAACCCATCATCATTATGACAGCACCATTCATTGGCACTGCTTCTGTCGGTTATCCAACCGATGCTTTCGGCGTGGGATTTGAGCTTTAATAATAAATCGGCAGGAGTATTCGCTGTGCCGGTAAAGTAAGCCATTAGTCCGCCCTCAAGGCAAAAACCCACGGATTACCGCTTCGGTGCGCGGTTTGAAAGACAATATAATCAATGCCTTCATGGGTTATCACGTCTTCTGCGCCAGAGTTTTGCGCAGGCACATAAAATGCGCCGTCCATTTCGCCCCATTGGGCGCGGCCTTGGTTATTAAAAGTGCAAAAGGTTAAGGGCAAGAAAGGGAATGCGCCGAAGCTGTCGCGTAATTCTGCAATGACGTCATAACCAGAGGTTTGATAACCGAAAGCACCTAACGGCCAAAGTCGGCGATATCGAACATCCGGCCTTAACGAGCTGCTGTTGTAACTATTGGAGATAAAATCCGTCCATAGGCCATCGCTGTTTCTAATAAAACAGTTGTAGTAATAAGGCGAGGAGATGCCCCGATGATTATCAGACGTATCCGACCATCTAACTTGTGAATTACCGTTATAACTGCCACTAATCATTAACGGATAAGGGTATTTGGAAGGCTCGCACGGCGGCAGGATAAAGCCCGCACCGCCGCTTTCGTACCCAGTGGAGACTTTGGCGACTATCCAAACGCGCCGGCCACTGGCAAAAAACCAATAAGGCATCGGCGCGTTCCATAATAAAATCTGCGTCGGCGGGCTGGGGTTTAAAAATCCCGTGATAATGGAACCATTGCTTTCAGTGATTAACGCGCTGTCAAAGGAAGTGCCGCCGTATAAACGCAAGTTATACCAATCGGACGCGGTATTACCCCATGTGTTAAAACCAATAAAGATTTCATCCGCGCCGCCAAGGCCGGGCGCTTTAAAGGCTAATCCGCGACTTTCAAAGGTCGTGCCGCTGGCGGGAACAGTAACATCATGCAACTTTTGCCATGCCTGCCCATTCGCCACTAAATCGGGGTGACTGGTTAAAAAGGTTTGCAGTTTGTCGATAAAGTCCGGCAGGTTGGCCGCTGTGCCGTTTTCAAAAGCCAT